AATTCGGCAGATACAATGTAGATCCTCGTGATTGGGATGTGGTGGGAAGAATAAGGTATGTACATGAGCAGATTCTAGCGCCACTTCGCGAGGTCTGCCCAGATACGCAGATCGATCTTATTGAGGGCAATCATGAGGCGCGATTGTTGATCCATCTGGCGGACGCAACGCCAGCGCTAAAGGCTGTTTTATCTGATTTGCACGGCTTGACGGTTCCGAAACTTCTGGGGCTGGACGATTATCAGGTAAACTACATTGCCAGGGCCGATTTGGCAGCAACCAGCAAACATGACATGCAGCAGGAACTAGGTAAGTCCTACAAGAATTATTGGGACTGTTTTATCGGCCACCATTTTCCATATGGAAAGAAGATGGGTCTGCCAGGTTGGAACGGCCATCATCACAGTCATCAGTTGTGGCAGCAATTCAGCCCAATCTACGGAGCTTATGAGTGGCATCAACTTGGTGCCGGGCATCGTCGCGAGGCAACATATTGTGAAGGCGAGAAGTGGGCAAATGGATTTATGATCGCAAACTGTAACATCGAAACAAAATCAACCTCTATGGATTACGTGCAGATGTCGGATTTCACCGTAGTTGCCGGTGACTGGTATTATCGGACACACGCAGAAGGCAAGGACAACCCTGGAGTTTGGCCGGGCAAATAGATAAAATTTGAGGTCGAAATCGTCTTGCTATAATATCGAGATGATTGTTTCCATACCACAAGCTGCCGAAACATTTTCCGACCGAATGAGTGACATTCAGTGGGATCGAGAAGTTATAAGGGCGATACCTTTGTCTTTGCGTCTTGATGAAGCCTCACTTTATCAAACGAAGTGGTGGGACTATCGGCCAATACACCCGGCAAAAGCAACAACGCTGTTCGCTCATTCATATGGTGAAGCGTGGCGACGAGCTAGCGAGCGCCGTAATGGCATTGGCGAATGCAACTGGCGGGTGATAAATGACCCATTCAGAACACCCGACTGGAATCCATTTATGGAGGCACCGGCAAGAGCAAAGGCATTTTGGATGGCTCGACGCTATTGTGATGAGGCTGGAATTCCGTATGACTTTTACTGTAATGGATTTTTCGACAAAGCAGAGAACTACTTTGTCGACCTGCCAAGACCGCAGGAAATGTATCGACGCGATGTAATATTTGAAGTTCTGAAGGATTGGGAGTACGCGGGTGGAACCTGTCTCCCGAAGCATGTAGATTTTTTTCTGCGCTATAATTGGGACAACAAGCAGCATCAAAAAGATTGGGAGGCCAGTAGCACGCTTCGACTGCAAAAAATGCAGCCAGAGGTAGTCGCGTGGCAACTCGCGAATAACGGAAAATATTTTAGAATCGAAACAATAAAGGAGCTACAGAGATGACAAAGTCAGGATCAGGATTGGAGAATTTGGGGGCAGACAGCAAGGGCCAGGTTTTCGGATACTCAAAGGAACAGCTTCGCAACAAACGTCGCCCAAAGCAGGGGCATGACGAGTTGTTGGCTCAGCTTACGCCGCCAGGCACTACAGCGCAATTGTACATGATGTCTGGTGCGATTATGATTGGCGAGCTTGCAGGCAGTGATCGATTTACCATATCATTGCGCGAATGCTGGATCACCGGCATTGACGAGAACAACGAGCCAACGGCTGAAAAGCTGACCAGCGACCGAAAAAAGGTTCAAATCGTGTACAAGCACGGCATCGAAAGTTTCAATCTGAACGTACACGGCGACAAGAATCGCACACACAACGATCAAGAAATTACTCAGGTAGTATAGGTGACAACATTCTCCTTTGATGGAGAGTTCCAGTCATGTGTTGCCGCTATGGCTTTACGTGACGTTGACTTTTGTATAAGAACTGACGGTCTTATAAGACCAGAGTATTTTGAGAACGAACTGGAAGGCTCGTTATTTGCCATTTGGAACGATTATTTCCAGACGTACAGGATGCTGCCAGCAAACGCTGGTGTAATAAAAGAAGTTCTAAAGGAAGGCATAATACACTCTCGCATCAGAAAGGATATGATCCCGGATGTAAAAGCTAAGCTGGCAGAGCTACAGGCTTTGTCGGTTGCCGATAGTGAGTTCGTCGTCAGTAAAGTCGCCGAGTTCGCCAAACACCAGGCTCTATCTCATGCTGCCATTGCGTCAATCGATTTAATCGAAAGAGGTCGGTTTGACGAGTGGGCTGAACTGGTGTCCAAAGCGAATGAGGTTGGCACAGACGACACTTTAGGCTCATATGACTACGTTGGTGAGTCTATGGGTCGAAAGGCCATTAGAGAGGCTCTCGCTGCGGGTACGATGGTATATACCGGCATCCCAACTGGCATTGGACCTATGGATGCGATGCTTTACCATAAAGGTTGGGGAAGAAAAGAACTTAGTATTCTAATGGGCGGAGCAAAGTCCGGCAAAAGCACTATGTTGATCGACTCTGCCAGAGCAGCCTGTTTACTTGGGTTCAATGTTCTGCATGTCACTCTTGAGATGGCCTCAAAAATTGTGGCCGACAGAATGGATGCGGCAATATCCGAAATTCCATTTGCAGAGATAAACGTCAGGGCAGAAGAGGCCCATGATTTGGTCGCTGCTTCAATGAAGGATGCTGGAGTCTTTAAGCTGCATGAATACCCTGCCGGATCACTTTCGCCAAAGGATTTGAATAGACTAATCTCTCGATATAAGGCGATGGGAATAAAATTCGATCTGGTGGTTTTGGATTACGCCGACCTGATGATCCCATCAAGGTATATGGATGACGCGATTGAAAACTCAAAGAGAATTTACATAGACCTTCGCGGCATAGCACAAGAGCATAATCTGGCTATGCTGTCGGCAACTCAAACTAATCGAGAGGGAATGAAGGCGGCGGTAGCAAAGATGACCGACATATCAGACGACATAAACAAGGCTCGAACGTGTGATCTGCTTATATCCATTAACGCTACGGCTGATGAAGTAAAAGGAGGCATCAGAAGATTATATTTCGCAGCATCACGAAACCAGGCTGGCGATGTGACCATCAAGGTGTTGACCGCTCTGGATCGAGGCAAGTTTATTGCAAGAATTTTAGGCGTAGACTAATGTATTATAGACGGATAGCTCAGATGGTTAGAGCGCAACACTGATAATGTTGAGGTCGATGGTTCGACTCCATCTCCGTCTACCAATGATTGAGCAAGGAGGAATATATGGGCCATAAGTACATCAAGTTTACAGGAGACTTCGGCAAGCTGAAGTCAATGGGCTATGAGTTCGGAAAGCTGTTTGCGAGCAACTATATGCAATGGAACCGGGACGGGACACGGGTCTGGAAGAAGGGAGGCGATGTCACCCTCGAACGAGTCCTGAGATTACCTCATCATACAGGGGTATTCTTTGAGGTGTACATGGCTAACCGGAACAATCTGCCTTGGCAAACAATTTCAGGACGGGACCGGCTGTACGTGGTCGTCAATCAGGAGGATGGAACTGTCTCTTTCGATTACGAGTCCTACGTGGCAGAGTGCCGGGAAGCGATGGCAGTCCCACGAGCGTACAATCTGGTATCTCGCTCCATGTCGCGGAAGGACCTGGAACCACTGGAAGAATTGATTGAACTCGGCTGGGTCGAACTGGCTGAATGGGAGGATAAGTCATGAGTTTCTCATGTGCCTTGTTAGGGCATCGGTGGTACTTTGTGTACCGTCAGGCTGAAAGCCAGCATCCTCAAGCTATCACACGGGATCATGAATCCAAGATGGTGACCATGTGCGGTGACACCTTTCCAGACATTGAGGTTCTGTACCGGTGCCGTAGGTGTGCCAAAGAGGAGTGGCGGTAATAACATGATTGAAATTATCATCATTGTTTGCCTCGCATTCATTCAAAATGTGAGTTTTACGATGGTCAGCCGCTCACGAAATCGCGACAATATGGCCTATCACGCAATCTGTTCTGTATTCAGTAACGGTATTTGGTTTGCGACAATGCACCATCTTGTGACAGCTAACCTGTCTTGGTGGTTGCTAATCCCGTATATCGCAGGAACCGTCAGCGGAAGTTTATTTGGCGCTACAGTATCAATGCGTATCGAGAAAATGCTCGGCGCAAAAACCTAGGGAGGACCAGTCCGTAGAGATGCGGCCTGGGGGTGGGTACGCACACGTATAGAGGTGGCCAATGGCTTCGGAATTGCAAGAGGCATTAAACAGCATCGACATCGAAGACTTTCTTGAATATGAAGGTTTGGAATATAGAGAGCGAACTGGTTCGCGAGGCCCACAATTTAATCTACACGAATGTCCATCATGCGGCGATAGAAAGTGGCGAGTATGGATGAACCAAGATTCGGGCCTCGGTAATTGTTTCCACGGTGACTGCACGATGGGAACCTTCAATAAGTACAGTTTTATACGAGCGCATCTAGGCAATCCGCCCGCTCGTGACATAATCACCTATATAAAGAGACTGGCAATAAGACACGGTTGGAAGCCACAAAGAAAGAAGGCAATGCCAGAGACTTCGTCTTTGATAACTGCAAAAATCATGCCAGAAAGGTGCGTCGAAATTCCTGATGCAAACGGCAACTATCTTGAGTATCTTTCAAAGCGAGGCATTTCCGAGGAAATTTCTCGATCTTTCAATCTCAGCTATTGCGACGGTGGCTACTTTAGGTTCTACGATCCTATAGGGGAAAGGGAAGCGTTTCAATATTACGGGGATCGGCTAGTGATTCCTGTGTTCGATTTAGACGGCGAGCAGAGGACGTTCCAAGGCAGAGACCTCACTGGAACGGCTGAAAATAAATACCTGTTTCCACCAGGTCTGCCAGCAAGCGGTCGTTTTCTTTATGGAGGAAATGCCGTGAAAGGAGCAACAGAGTTGGTTGTGACTGAAGGCGTATTCGACTGCTGGTCCGTATTGATGGCCTGTCGAGCGAGCGTCGATCTGGAGGCAGTTGGAGTTGTTGCGACCTTTGGTATGCACTTGTCTGACAATCCTTCTGATGGTGACGACCAAGTAGGCGCATTCTTGAAACTTCAGCGCCTAGGACTGCAAAGAGTAACCTTCATGTGGGATGGCGAAAAACGCGCCCTCAAGAAAGCACTGGATGCGGCAATGAGACTAAAGAGATTGGGCCTGACGGTTAGAGTAGCAATTTTGCCAGATGGCAAGGACCCTAACGAAGTGTGCCCGGAAGAGATAGTCAAATCATATTATAGCGCCAAAAATTTAAGCCTTCCAGGTCACAAAATGGAGTTGCTAAGGAAGTTGCTATAGCCGTGATGTTTTTTATTCTTATATATGTCATGATTGGCAATCGAAAAGTGAGTGCGGTCGGAGGGTGATATGTTGGAGACAGGAGTGGACGCGAGGTTTGGAACTGTATCGCTACAGTTAAGAAAGAAAAACGCTAAAGGCAATTGTACGCTGCGGTATGTATGGGACGTAATCAGTCGTGAGGATTCAAGAGATGTAGCACTCGTCGAAACCTGGGGTGGCAACTCAAAGGGCTATATACAGCATTTCGACAGCGCTATCCTGTTAGAAAGATATTTACTTTGTCGGCTGAAAAAAGCGACAGCATCCACCCCATCGGAGGATATGGAGCTAAAAATTATCGGCCAGGCACAGTTTGCAGTTAAAGGGTGCGGCAGTCTTTTGGGTGAAGCGTTAGAGTCTCCTAACCATGAGGTCGCGCTGATGCGAATGAACATCAAGAGTACAACGGGCGACGGCTGGAACGAAAACGTATGTCTCGCCGCGCATCTATCGTCGCTTGTCGCTTATGTGGAGCCTATTTCATCCGACGAATTTAGTCAGGCAATGTGTCGCCGCATAAAGCAAACGTTTGTTTCGTCCGAAAACCAGGGAGGAACCTGGGTAGAGAATATGATTGCGGTGTTCTCATTCATGATGCCTACTAATGATATGGGTGACGTATTAGGCGGTGAGAAAGAGGTTTTTCCGCTGTATGACTCCGAGTTTTTTAAGAGCGTACTCGTGAAGGTAGATGTGATGGAGGTAGGTGCGGTAACGTTGCCAGAAAATGCGACAAAATACAAAGAGAAGATTGTGGAGCCTGTTGAAGAGGCATTAAATCGAGGTGAAAATTGGGGAGAGTGGTCATGAGTTTTAAGGAAACGCTGAAAGAGCAAAAGGCTATTATAGCTAACATTCCTATACTGCCAACGAGTATATCGGCAGATGGGCATAACAAATATTTGGTGCCCTGTGCTTCGTTTGGAGCGGCCAGGCATTACGCAGCTTGCCAAGGAATCATCAAAGATCAGGAGTCTGGCGAAGGGCGAAAGTCTGAGTCAGTCTGTAATGCGGATATTGCAGGTGGCAGGTGTGCGTCAGTCGATTTGATGAAGCGCGAGAAAAAAGCCGGTCACGCACTCTTTTATATACCACGTACAGAAGAAGAGAGGCTAAAGAAACCAGTGAAAGTTACGGACGAGGGGTATCAGAAGGGGTGGACAAATGCGGCATTTGAAAAGGTCAAAGCGTATCTGAATTCCAGACCCGGCAAAGACAAGCCGCCAATTGTCAGTTGCACAGAGCCGTTCGATGAGGTCAAGTCGCACGAGCGTAAACCAGCAGCCTTTATTCCGGCTGTTATACAAGATAAAAAGTCAGTCGCCTCGAAGGGTAAAGTTTCTGAGGAGTTCACGCTAGACCATGCCGGTCTGGTCAACAAATTGATGAAGGAAGAATCCAATGACAAATAGTGTAACCGTGATGAACAGAATTCTGTCGATAGGCGAAGTGTCTGGTCGAAAAGATAAAGAAGTGTTGATGAAGGGCTATCTGGAAGAGGACTTGTTCAGGGCGATTATGGTGCAGGCGCTTGATCCAATGATTACCTTCGGCATCAAAGATTTGTCCTTTCTGGATGAAGTCGGCGACAAGACGCACAATCCGGAAGGGTCGTATTTGACGCTGACTGCGGACGATTACGCATGTTCGTCGTTTTTTCGAACGCTGCACAACCTGTCTGATCGTACAGTTACGGGCAATGCTGCCAAGACCGCAATAAGAGAGATTGCGGCGAAGTATTGCATGTCAACCTACGGTCTGCTGATTATGATTCTCTCTAAGGATCTGCGGGTGAACGCTGGAGCAGGAACGGTAAACAGAGTGCGACCAGGAACGCTGTTCTCTTTTGATGTGATGCTTGCCGCCAAGTTCGATGAGGCAAAAATCAAGTTTCCAATCAGGGTAGAGCCGAAGTACGATGGTATGAGGCTGCTGGCTATTGGTGACGCTGACGGCTTTGAATTTCATACTCGTTCCGGCATTCGAGTAGATTCGCCCAATGACGGTGTTATAGGTGGACTGGTCGATATGTATGAGGCTGGCATTGACGTTTGGAAACAAGAGGGAAAAATGGTATTTGACGGCGAACTCATGGGTGAAGACTTCCGAGACACCATGAAGCAGGGTCGCAAGAAGGGCCACGTATTTGAGGATGGCCGCTTCTATGTCTTTGATGCCTTTCCGCTCGAAGTTTTTCAAAACTTGAGAGATGCGGTAAATCCATCAGAAGGTTATGAGAAGAGAAGGAGCGGGTTGTACAAAGTTTATAGCGCAGTCGACGTTTGGGGCGAAACTCCTCGTGTCATTTTGCCGCCAAGTTATTTAGCTCGCGATATGGACGAGGTAACAAGGTTTTACGACAGTGTGCGTGGTCGTGGCCTGGAAGGTCTTATTCTGAAACGCCTGCATGGCAAATATCACCCGCGTCGTAATGTTGATTGGATGAAAATGAAGGGCCAGGAAGAGGCGGACGTTATAGTTACTGGAGTCGAAGAGGGCACCGGTAAATACGAAGGTATGTTGGGTGCAATTATCGTGGACTTCAACGGCGTTAAAGTGAATGTAGGCTCTGGCTTTTCGGACGATCAACGTCAATCACTATGGAAGGAACATCTTAGCGGCGAATTGCACGGCAAGGTTGCAGAGGTATGGTTTCACGAGGTTACTCCGGACAAGAGTATGAGGCATCCTCGATTCAAGTGGTTTCGCGACGATAAAGACGCATATGCGGTCGAAGCGGACGCACATACCATATCCAAGGCAGATGGTTTTGGCGAGTGGGCATAGGTAATATAGCGAGGTAGCTCAGTTGGTTAGAGCAGCAGCCTTATAAGATGTTGGTCGCGGGTTCGAGTCCCGCTCTCGCTACCAACTTACCTGCCCACTGATGCTTTATTTGCTGTACTATAAGCAATGAGTCGCGAGTGGAGCGGCAAAAATAACGGAGGTGGCAAGTGAAGCTAACAAGAGTGGAAATCCTCAGAGAGTCTATCAAAATTGTGATAGCCGCTCTGTCCGATAAAAAAATACCAATAACGCAAGCCGGTGCAAGTGCCTTTGTTGAGTGGCACCCGCATACAGGTGTGCCAAAGCGCATTAACATTCCGTATGTTCCAGATAACGCCTCTGATAAGCTAATCAAAGCCGTACAGGGTTTTGTCGATCACGAATGCGCCCATGTCCTTTTCACTGAGTTTGAAGTAGTCAAGGCGGCGAAGTACGCGGGTGCAGATGCGGCGCATAACATTCTGGAGGACACATTCATCGAGCGGAAGATGAAAAAGTTATATGCCGGAAGTCGTCACAACCTGGTTGAAGTCTGGTCGTTTTTGGCGGAAGAGATGATTAAGCCGCAGCTTGATC